TGTGTTTGAATTCTAGGTTGTGATTGTATAGTCTGTGGTGTTGTTGTTGCTGGTTGTGGTGATAAATCATCATTATTACCTCTAGCGTCCAACAAATAGTCAGCCACAACTTTTTCTTCACAAATCCTATTATTACACCATTTTTCACCAGATACAAATATTGTTGTTGCTGGTATAAATTGTTCTATTATTTGAGTCCAAAATCCTTGGAATGTCTTTTTAAATTTTTCTAGGTCTACTAAATTGGGGAATGGTACGATTTCATCTTGTATGATTATTCTACCTCCATCGTCATCTAATATATAAGAACCGTCATCATCAGTTAAATAACCGTATGTACCTAAAACACAATCATTATCAGGACACATATTAAATTGTACTATAAGTTGTTTACTGTTTAATACTAATTTACTGTGTCTTTCTATAACACCATGGAAATTATAGTAGTCTGTATCTCTAAAATCTAATTCAGCATCAACACTAGGTGCGAACACCCTATTAATAGGTCCATGACCACCAGCACTAATAATACCTGAAGGTTCTATATTCATACCCAAGGTACCATTTCTCCTAACCATGTTATCGTAAATGGTATCGGACATTTCTAACTTACCTGGATTATAAACCCAAGATTTTTTGTTATCTATAACACAAGTACTTAAATCAAAACCAACACAAGGTTCTGTATAATAAGTTTCTCTAATACCCGTTTGTAGACAACCAACATCTAAATCATCAAAGAATATATTGTAGTCACAACACTTAAATAACCCTTGTGTAAATTCTACACCTATATTAAACTCGTTAGAAGTTAGTTGTGTTAGGTCTACTGTTGTTGTTAATCTAACCCATTTGTTAAATCCTTGCCCAACACCTACATTAGTATTTATGTTTGTTTGTGTTGTCGTAAATGTATCCACATAAACAACCCCAGTTTCTATTTTAGTTTTATTTAAATCCTGTATAATTAATATACCTTCTATTGGTGTACTAGTGTCATAACAACATTTGGTACTTTGTGGTTGTGGTGTTGTATCATTACCTGTACTACCGTAATCCTCTAGTTCAAAGTATTGTGGACTAAAGTTGGATATTTCCGACAACGTTTCAGGTGGATTTTCATAAAAGTTAATTAACTCATCAGTTACTGGGTCTAAAGTACTATTATTTAAAACACCATCAGTACATCTATTATCAGGCTCTTCAAAATATATGTAAGCCGAAACCGTTATAGAATTACCCTCACAATTAACGTCTTTAAGATTTATAGGGGTTTCATTTATAGTTAATGTAGTTGTCGTATCGCAACCATTACTACTTTCATTATTAACTAAAACACATCTAGTACCATCCCAAGTCCAAACACCTTTCATTCTAGACTCTAAAGAGGCGTTACTACAACATTCTTCAGAAACGTCTACTGTAGTTATATATTCAGTACCTTCTCTTGTTTCTATAACTTCCGTAAAAAGAGCTAAACCACTAGCCAAAGTAGGACAAGGTGGTTTAATTTCATTACATAAACAAACACCTCTAGTTACGTCCCTAAATTCACCCGTAGGTGTTGCTGGAATATTATCACCAAATGCGTAACCTCCAACCAAATTACTCAACTGTGCCCATATTTCTTCTTTACTGGTACCTTCTTTATAAACACCACCAACAATGTCACAACACTCTTTTTTATGTATTATATCAGTGGATAATGAAGAACTTAATGGTAACCATAAATTACCTCCATTTTCAAAAGCTTGTGATAATAATTCTTTGGCCTTTTTTTGACCAGTTATGTTTAATTGTGTTGTACTTCCGTAAGGGTATATAGCATAATCAGTGTTAAATACGTTTTCTATGATAAATTTAACATCGTTATATTGTATACCTAACTCAGTTAAAACAACTTCATTAAAAAATGTATCTTGTCTGCCTCTCCATCCTAACTCGTATTGGTTTGTTAATAATTTGATGTAATTATCGAAACCTTTCCTACCTTTAAGACATGTAGCGTCTCTTTTTGTTATAGGTTTATAATTTACAGTACCTTCAGGGTTAAAAACTTTAGTTTCACAAGTGTCTGGTTCAGGTGGGGTATCGTTATTACCACACAAACAAGCCATAAAATGACTTTTAACGTCAGAACCTTGGTTATATACGTAAGGTATACCACCATTAAGACTTAAACAATCAGTTTTAAATTTATTTTCATTTGGGTTTACTGTTAACTGTGCGTCACTAGTGTCTTTATATAAAGGTATTATCCAAGGAACTAAATCTTGTTTATTTATAAAAACCCTATTAAAAGGTTTATACACTAGTAAAGTATCAAAAGCTGCCCATATTAAACTCATGGAACCGTTGGAGTCCCAGTTTGGTACTTCGGGTCCAGGCCATTTAATGGATAGAGATTCTTTATAACTGTCGTAACCATCACCTAAATTAACAGTATCACCAAATCCAATACCACTAGGTCCCGTATATTTTAACCAACCCTCAGTTTCGTATATTGTTTCGTAAATACAGACAGCGTCATCTGGATTAATATTATATGGATAAGTGTTGTTGCCATAATTTGGAGTGAAAGCGGCAAATTCTTGTGGTTTTGGTACATACTCCGTGTTTATTATAATAGGTTTTTGGGGTTCCTCATAAGAACAACAATCTAAACAAGGTGCCGTAGCCGTAGGGTCATAGTTATAGGCTAATCTATCTGTACAACCATATTTTTTAACAACTTTATACTCACAACAGCCAGCACATTGTACCGTAGCCGTTGGGTCGTAATTTGTCGCTAATTTATCTGTACATCCTTGTTTTTGAATTTGTTGTGCCATATACTATATAATTATCTAAACTATTAACTTCTGTTATAAAAATAGTCCCATTTAGGTTCTTGTAATACATCACCGTCTACTAACCTCATTAAACGTTTAATAGCACATCTAAAGTCTAACATGATTTTTCTGTACCTATTACACAATTCATCAGTAAATATTTTATTTTCATCTATAAGATGACTAAAAAATTCATCCATAATATTATTAATGGTACCGTTACCACCTTGTCTTTCTGTGGCCATCATACCGAATACAATATCCCATTGTTTTTTAATAGCATCGTAACATGGATTAGATTTTACTAAACAAACTGTGGAAGCCAAATACCATTGATTTAAGGCTTTAAAAAAAGCGTCTCTAGTAGCTCTAGCCGTTGTAGCTATGTCCTCCCAATCTTCAGTACTTGGGCATGTATCTAATAATCCCGTATAATCTTCTAAATCAAATAATAACATAATCTATTTTTTTATTCATAAAGTGATTTTGTGTAACTACTTCTTACACACCTTTTTATACCATCCTTATCTGTAACCATTCTCCAATCTGAAAAATTAATAGTATCACTATTAGTATTACTACTATTATTAACATTCAATTTTTTACAACATTCTTCACTTATAGGATTAGTTCCATCTATGGTTGCTTCTTCCCAATAACCTTCAGTAACCACTGTATTATATCTACAACAGTTTTCACATGGTATATTAGCCGTAGGGTTGTAGTTTGTCGCCCTACGGTCCATACATCCAGTTCTATACGTAGTTGCGTAATCTTCTAAATCAAATAACATATTCTATTTTTTTATTCATAAAGTGATTTTGTGTAAGTTGGTGTAGTAATACCTCTAATTAGGAAAAAGAATTCGTCTAGTGTATAAGTTTTTATAACTGGTTGTGGACAATCTTCATCCACACAACCACACTCTTCTCCACAAGAATAACCACACTGTTTTAAAAAGTAATTAGGTGCTGTTTCTGCTGCCGTAAAAAATGGGAAAATAGATAAAGCTAACTCATTTTTAGCTTTTAATGCCACATCTCTAGTTTGTCTACAATATCCCGCTATGTCCTCATAATCGTTAACCCACACAGTACCATCAGGTAAGTCAGCTATACCAAAAGGGTCACCGTCAACTTCCTGAGCCTCACAAGGTGTCACAAAATTTCCACCTGAAATTGTACCCGAATCAGGGTCTATAATAGGTTCACCACTTTCATTATCAGCACTAGGTACCCAACCAAAAAATTCATCAGTACAGTGACCTGGACATGTAGGTAAATTAACAAGTCTCCAAGATTGGTATCCTGTATAAGATTCGTATCCAGGAATTGGTCTTGGTAGTCTTAGGTAACCTACCCCGTTTTGTGTATAGTAATTACCTAATGTAGAATAACCAGCCTCCTGACCACTAGGTATTGGATAATATGTGGAGTACGTTCCCCCACCCAATATGTGGTTGATTTGTAGTTTAAGGAAACTATCTCTTTGAGCCCTAAAATTCACAAAAAGGTCACTTGGTATGTTACCCATTCTGTCAAACTCAGTGTAATAATCAGTACAATCTAAGTAAGAAAAACCATGCATATACTGTGGTTCCATTTCTTTATATTCACAATACTCAGGTAATTCACAAGCACATGGGTCAGGTGGTGGTGGTACCTCGTATGGTATCACACATTTAAAATTGGTTCTAGGTTGTGAAGCTCTATCGTCATTATTACCCAAAACATTAATCCATTCACCTCCACGTATTTTACAACATTGTTCACTAACTTGACCAAAATCCTCATGGACTAATAAACAATAACCCTCATATATGTTGTTAAAGTATTCTTTTATGTTTCTAATTACATTCTCTTGGTTTTGATTCCATTGTGTTATAAAACCTTCTATTTGGTCTTGGTTTATGACACCTTCATTTAATAGTATATTAATTATACCATTAATACCTTCAGTACTATAAACTGAAGTCATATAAGATTGGAAGTCACAAACAGGAAACGCTGGTCTACACCAAAAACATGTATTTTGATTTTCACTTATAAAAGTTTCACCGAATCTTTGTTTTAAATTACTTTCGTATTTTAAAACAATCCTTAATCCGTCATCGTTTAAACCAGCTTTATATATTTCAGGTATAACAACATCGTCATACTCAAAACCATATGTTTTACAACAATCTAATGTTAGTGGTCCTGCTGCCTCACCTGAACTATCTAAACCTATTACAACACCTGTAATTTCATCTAAACGATATACTGGACATGGTACGTCACAATTACCGTCATCACAAACATTAAAAGTTATTTGTAATGAACCTCTACCTGTCCTAGATTTTATAGTACTAAATCCGGCTGATAAAACATCTGTGTTTTCAGAAACTCTATCAGTATTTTCCATAATATCAGCATACTCAACACCATAATCTTGTAATGGTTTACCGTCCTCAAAAGTTATTTCCAAGTCACCGTTATTATAATCAGGGAATAAATTAACACTTTCTATATATTCTTGTCTATCAACAATCGTTTTACCTGAAAAATCATCAATAAAACATCTAAATTTATCAAAATACCTATTACCGTAATCATAAGGACCAAAGTGTGGATTATTACCGATTGTTCTTTCAGTACCGTTATTGTACCAAAATCCGTCCATTTGGAAATAATAGTCTGGTGTGTTTGGTAATGTTCTTGGGAATCCTTGTTCGTCAATAGGATAGTCATTTCTATCTATTATCACGTCTGTACCGTCCCTAGATAAAACTTCTTCTATTTTATTAAAAGTTTCTTCTACATCTAGTTTGTCTTTAACAACATATACACACTCATCTATATTCACTAAACATTCGTTAAGTCCAAACAGTTTAACCAAAAACTCTATTACTTTTCTATGACCTTTTGATTTAAATAACCACCAAGCGTTAATAACTAATCTTCTCCATAATTCAGTATCAATTTCTTTTACTGACATACTTCTAGACTGTCCTGAAAAAATAACCTCATTAGATTTAGCTATATACCTTAATAAACTATTATCTGACACAGATTTTATAGCCTCAAACCCTAAAGTTCTAGCCATGTTTTTAATTAACTCGTCAGGAGTGTTATTTTTCTTATCATAAGTTACTACGTTAGCGTATTTTATAGAGTCTACGTACTTTTTAACTTCATCAAACTCTCTACCGTATATTTTAAGTAATTTATTAACTTTTCTACTCTGTGAGTTGTTACCACTACCTTCATCATCAGTATCAAATTCATGTATAGAGTTAGAAACAAATCTTCTAGAAATTAAATTAGATTTAAATCTATCATAATCACCAGATAATTTTAGTATACCCTCTAGATACTGTGTATATTCCACGGTGTCAACATCGATATTAAAACCATCGGTAGTTGGCCACGTAAAACTTTTTCTTGTTGATAGTAGACTTCCTGAATCAGTCTCAACTACAGACTCATAACTAGATGTGTATTTAGGATAGGTTAACCTATTTAGTAATATGTTTTCAAATTCCTCTAATCTATCAAAAAATAAAAAATCAACAACACTGTCTTTAGGTTTTAAATGGTAATTAAACGTACCAAAAGAAGAACCTGTTAATGTTGGGAATGCCTCACCTTGTACCGTAACTCTAATATATGGGTCAACACCTTCGGTATCACCAGTATAACCTAACAAAGGAAAAGTACCGTATTCGTTACTAATTTCGTAACTATCATAACTTAATTTAATATTAGATATATCAGTTTCGTCTAATATTAAACCACCTAAATCATTTGTTATTAAATCAAATTTATTTTCAACAAATAATGTCGGTACTATTACTGTAGATTGGTTTGTAAGTTCGTTATAGTTATACCCTAACACGGTGTATTTAGCTGTTCTACTAAAACCACCTAAATCATCTGTTACGTATAAAGAACCTTTCCACTTAGATATAATACCCTCTATACTAACTCTCATATACTCAACTAAACTACCATAATAAGTAAACTTAGATAAGTCTGTTGGGTCTAGGTTTAGGGTTGTGTATATATCGTTACTAACTAAAAACTCAGATTGTTGTTCAGTTATACCTAAATTATTTAGTGTATAAGTTTGTGAAAACTCACCTGTGTTAAAATACGTATCTTGTTTAGGGTCTAAGTTAGTTGTTAACTCAAAATTACCCAACGTAAATAATGGGGTACCTTTGGTTAATTGGAACCCTACTAGGTTTGGTGAAAAGTCACCTTGACGTTTTTTATAAGCGTCGGTTAATGAACCTGGTACTACCTTTTTATTAGCCATTTACGTTTGTTTATACATTTGTTATATCATCGAAATTCTTACCGAAATCCACCTCATTAGTTTCTTCCCTAACTTCATGTAATGGTTCACCTGTGAACTCGTCTTGTACTTCGTATAGATTATATTGTTTATAAATATTATTGTTGTTATCGTATATAGTGTATTTACCGTCAGCGATAGACTTAATTTGATTACCGAATATACCGTAAGCTAAAGTATCAAAATCGTGTTCTACCATTTCAATTTCTATAGTTATAGGGTTAAAGAATGTATTTGTTAATACAACTGTTTGACCTGGTTCACCTATAAATGGTATTTTATTAGGTGTAACATTACTAGCTGAACTAGGTGTTAGTGTACAATACATTAAACTACCTGTATCGTTAAATCTATAACTCACAGATTTTTGTACGGTGTTTTGTAAATTTTGACTAACTGGTTCAGCTGAATTAGAACTAGTTATTATCCTAAAAAAGTTAGGTATTTTATTACCAGCATTATTATAATACTCTATTCTATAACCCACTAGACCGTTATTAGCTGATAACTCACCAGGTAATTTAGATTTATCAAACACTAAACCTTTTATGTTTTGAAACGCTGATAATGTACCACAATCATCAATAGTTAATCTAATTTCTTTAGGTCTAATTATTACCGTATAAAATCCTTTAGCTGAAAAATTAGATGCTGGTAGAGTTAAATTATATAACCCACCAAAAACTGGTATATTACCATTATTAAGTGCATCTGGATGACTTACGGGTGACAAAACACCTGTAGAATTTAATCTTTGTATAGGTATTGTTGGTTGTGCTTCCCTACTTGGTGAGTAGGTATAAAACACATCTATATCATTTACACCAACATCAGCTGGTCTTACTGTTCCATAATTTCCTGTCGCCATTTTATTCTGTTTTTGTTACGTTATAATATCCATTATTATATTCTTCTAAATCCTCAAGTGTTATTATTGTACCCAGTCTAGATTGGGACTCAAACACTGACATACGCTGTCTTTCTATAAATACGTCTTCATATATTTTTGTTGGGAATACCACACCCATTTTTACCTCCTCTTTAAATACAAAATAGTTGTTGGTTGTTGTAGCTGAAGTTGTATATTCAAAAGTTGTTGGAAAATTTAATTGTGTGTTTATTATACCCCTACCTTTATCGTTTTTATCTGTTTTAGGTATATACGGTTTGTTTATTGAGTTCGGATTGTTCACAAATAAAGATGGGTTATCTTCATCAGGAATAATGTCGAACAATATTGTTTTATACCTTATGTTACCTATCGTATATTCTACCACATCATTACCTGAACTATTAGTGTATAGAGCCGTAACCCCGTTAGTACCTACCACGTAAGGGTTGGCGGGGTCGTAAGTTCTTATTACGTCTAATTTGTGTGATGTTATTCCAGTTACTACTCCCATATTATATTATATTATATTATTTATGAACAACGGAAACAAAAACTATATCTATACCTAAGTGCCGGACAACATCTACCGTTATTACAAGTATATGACTTACAACATGTAGTGGTACTAGCTACTGTTCGTAATTTAACACCACTAAAAGCCTGACTTGTGTCCGTACAACTACCACCATCTGGTTGTCCTGATGGGATATATAGTACACTTGAGTTGTAAGTGTTCTGACAGTAAGCATTAGCGATATCCAAAGCATCACTTTTATAACTAGCCCATGATTCATCACATTTAGACCACCTACTGAATGTTATTATAGGACTTCCACCACCACTTGTACCAGCATTTCCACCACCACTAGCATCACTACTAAAGTTATCGTATTTACACAAGGTTGGGTCGACTGTAAATGTTGGGAAGTCCCCGTTTAAGTCTTGGAAGTAAACAGTTTCTAACCCAGATGGACCTGTTAGTACTATGGCCGGTTTATCGTCTCTAGTTTCCGTAGTTTTAACTAAATAGTTTGTTGCTGAGGTATCACTACAATAAAAAATTTCTTGTCCGTCAGTTTGTGAACTACCTCCACTATCCCAATCGTTAGTATCTGGTTCTTCTGGTGTTGTAGGTTGTGTTATGTCATCTCCGTCAATACTATCGTCAAATATACCACCAATATCTATAATTTCTACAAATTCTTCATCATCAGTTTCATATATACCAATATCGTCAAATGATTGTCTGAGCGGTATTAATAAACTTTTTGTTGTGGCTGATAAAATTAAGGAATCCATAACACCATCACCATCACTATCGTAAGGTACTAAATCTTTTGTTAAAAAAACTTTTCTACTAATAAACTCCATTACGTTAAAATAAATTCAGATAGTGTTATTGAGGTGGATGTATTACCACCCGCACCAGCTAGAACTTCAAATCTATATTCACCCTGATTATTATTAGGGTTTTTTAATGTTATAGGTGCCATTCTCCAAGCCCTGTTATTTACATTACTATACTCACTAATTCCAATAGGTGAAGATTTTGTTGTAGGTAAATTATAAAATGTTTGTACTTGTCCAGTTTTAGCATTAAAAAACCTAGCTTCCATATAGATAACCCTATTTGTTAAAGTATTATCCATTAATGGGTCTTCTTTATCCCAATATAAATCTTTTAATGTAAATACAGCGTCTGTTACTTTGGGTCCGTAATCTTTCGCTTGTTGTACTGGTAGGTCTTCTATAAATAATAAATTAGAAGTTTCACTATTATTACTATCGTAAAAATATAACCTAAAATAACTTTTCTTAAATTTGTTTAATTTAAACTCTTCAGGTAAACTAAAACCGTTACCAGCGTATTCTGTTGTATAAGGTCCGTTTGGTGCCTGTGTTCTATCACTAAACCTAAACGATATTGTAATCCCAGATAATTGGTCACTACTGTATTTAACTTTTTCACCATCTAATATTTGATTTATGACTCTTTGTGTTTCACTATTAACCCAATCGTCTATTAAATCTGAATAATCAGCTGGTTCGAATTTCATCTCTAAAGGTATTACAATACTTTTACTATATAATGTTTGGTCAAATGGTACTGTGTTGGTTACATTAGTCGGAGTTACTAGGTTAGGGTAATTATTTGGGTATTTGGGTGTGGGGTATGTGTTAGCATTAGTCCATTGTTGGTCCAATGTTTCACCACTAACCCATGTAGTCGTACTAGCTGACACAATGTTATAATCAGGTCCTAATAATCTTTTCCTATTTATTCTTACTCTATGTATCATTAACAAGCATCCTTAGGGTTAATAGTTATTATACTACTTTGGTCATTAACTACGTAAGGGTTTTGTCTTCTAACGTATATGTAGTTATTTGTATACAGGTAGTGTCTAGCGTTCATAAAAGGCCAATCAACACCGTTGTTACCTTCTTCAATAAAACCGTGTGTTAATAAGTCTCTCCAAGCTAAACTACCATCAGGGTACTCTTCATAATCACCAGGAACACCGTCAACTAATTCATCAGGTTCAGCACCCTCAATTTGATTAGAGTACTTTCTTACTTCTATGGTTTTAAATGGTTTGTAAAAATAACCTTCTAAATCGGCCACATTACCAACATCTTCAGTGTCACTATCAGGTAATAATAATGTAGGGTTAGTTGGTATGTTATTATTGTTAATAACACCATTTTGTACACCAAACCTAAATATAACTTCTGTTATTACTTTTTCTCTTATTTCTTTTCTATTATATTCTACAATGTCACCAATATATTTAGAACCATCATTACCAATAGTTTTAGGTAAATTTTTCTCAATAGTACCAACACCACTAGATTGGTTTTTTGACACAGTTTCTAAACCATTTGTTGTGATAGCATTTAACCTTTCAAAATCCCAATGTGAAGTTACATTAGACCAATTATATGGGTTGGCCCCAGCTCTTTTTAACATACAAAACTTTAACTCATTAACTAAACCACCTCTATGACTAATTAATGAAGTTGTGTTTATATCTTTATTTAAATGAAATAACCAAGTTTTATTGGCTACACCAAATTCAGGTGTTCTTGTTCTTGGGTATACGTTAGAACTATAAGAAGCTGGATAAGTTTCATAATTATTACCAGTTAGTAACTCGAATTCTCTAACATAATACTCACAAGGTGTACCATCCATTCTTCTGTATGTATAACCAGCTACTGATGTACTAGGGTTTGGTGGTTTTATTGTAAATCTAAAGTCGTCAACTAACCCGTGTACCCTATGAAACCCGTTCATAATACCCCCATTTGGGTTTCTCATTTCAATAAACCCATTAGTACCTAGACCATGTTCGTTTGACACTGTTACTAATATATAATCAGTGTTGGTTGTTCCACCTGTTATATCTGAATTTGTTAGCGACGCTATAGTATTATCGTTGTTATAGTTTACATCATTATCAGAACTATCGACAACCCTAGTTAAAAACATTTCGTTAGTACTGTCACCTTTCCAAGAAGTTTCTAAAGTTATTTTAGTACTTAAATCTTGTCCGTTAGCACCTAATTCGAAAACTTTATGTATTCCTTGGTATTGATTTGTATTGTCTCTGTCATTTAAATGTATATAATCACCTTCAGATAGTTTGTGCGTTTGGGTAGTTTCTACAACTAATAGACCTCTATTACCAGATGGGTTATTAGATGTTAGTGAGTTTACTACCATACCTAAACTAACAGGTTTTGTTGTTGTACTGTTACCCCACAAATTGAAATTTTCGTCTTTCGATGACGGGTAACATATTTGTAATATCCAATTGTTAGGTGTTTTAACTACACTAGTACCATTAAAAAATTCAGTAAACAAAGGGTCCCAATCTAAATCATCAGTACCTCTATAAGTCCCATCAGCTGAACCTTGTGTAAGTTCATTTGCGGTTATTATATTTAATCTACCTAATATTCTATATAAATTAGACTGATTTCGTTCAAGTTCGAATTGTTCCTCAACATCTATAACACTATTAATAGGGTTGGCATTAGTTTTTATTACCCTAGTAGTAGTATTTAACGATATGTTTAAGTTAGTATCTTCATCGACTGAAGTTTTATTCTTAAACCTACCAATTATTTGTCTAATTTTATCATCCATTATTTAACACTAGCTGACTTTACTCTTATTCTTATATCTTGACTAGGATATTTTATTTCAAACATTGTTTTATGTTCACCAAATAAAGCGTAATCTTCAGTTAAATCTATTTGTCTATAGTCAGCTGCACTAGATGAATTACCACTACTTGGTAAGTATGGTTGTGATATTTCATTAACGGAATACTTACCACCTACTTCATTATAAATTCTAGTGTCAGTTACGTTAATAACACCCCCAACATTTGTAACAGCTTCAGTTAATTTACCTAAATATATGGTATCACCCATATCCCATTGGTTTACGTCAAAGTAACTGTAAATTTTTTGTATAACATTATTAACTATTTCAGCCTCGTTATATGATTTATCTACAAATAAATCTAACTCTAATGATAAATTGATTATTCTACCATCACTTATTAGAACGTAATCGTTTAACATCCTATAATCAGCTAAATAAGATGCCATATTTTCTTTTAATGAGTTTGTTGATGAGTTACTTAGTTTACCATTACTGTCTAAACCTAAAACAAAAACTTCTACTTTGTTTTGGTCTTCGGACACACCAAGTCTAAAAGGTACACCAAACTTACCTGGCATTAATTGTATTCTAGATAAGTAATCTTTTATAGTTACAGCTCTATTTTGTGCAGCGAAGTTATACTTTGTCATTTGTCTAACCATCTCGGTTGATGGTGTACCTGCTCCACCAAAAGCTGGTATAGGGTTATTAGCTTTTAATGACCTTCTAACAGCGTCATTAGTATTTCTATTAGGTCCCGATATTTCAGTCACATTTAAACCAACAGAATTAACTACGTTAGCACCGATGTTACTAGCTGAACCACCACCGACTCTATATCTAACATACATTGTATTATTAGGTCTAGGTATTTCACCTAAAGCTGTGGTGTTAATAAAATCACCTATTCTTTGTGTAAAGGCGTTTTTACCAAATTGTGTTAGTAGGTCTTCGTCAGCGTTACCACTACCAAAAGTTATTTTACAAAATCCATTATCAGTAAATTCTTTAACAAACCTCTGTGTTGTATTAACCCATTTACCCATTTTAATACCCGAATTATCACTATTTCTTGTAGTATCTTCAATAAAAACTTTATCTTCAGCCAAAGAATCCATTTCCCACCATCTGTTATCAAAATTTATAAACTCGTCTAGGGTTGGTGTTGATACTAGGTTTGTACCTTCTTTTGTTATAATACTATCAATTGAAAGTACGTTTGTGTCTGGTAATACTATTTCTAAAAAAGGTTTAGCGTCAGCACCATTTAACTCTCTTTTATATAATTTTGTAGTACCATTAACCACTAACTCTCTTTTAACTATAGTGTAATTAATTAAATTACCGTTAGCGTCTATATTAGGTAAAATAAGTCTATTTGGTATACCACCAGAACTAAAAGGTGAAGAAAAATCGACATCTTCAACAGTCTCAAATGTTTGTCCACCACCTAAAGCCTGAGCCCCATATCTCATCTTAGGTGCGTATCTTTGGTCCCATGTATCACCTAAAGGTGGTACTGTTACAGAAAAATCTACCATAGTAACACTTGGTCTTTGTCCTGGTACCTTTAAACCAAAAGTCCTAGCCATTGACATGACAGATTTTCTTTCCTGAGCGTAATCTATTTGTGTCTCTTGGAACATACGGTCTGTATGGTATGATAACATATCGGCGGTAGCCGCGTTAAGTTCTACCAACATAGTACCTATAGAGGCATCATTAAAATCTGAAAATAGGTCTGGGTAATATTGTTTTATGAAATTAAATAATTCCGTTCTTACGTCTACGAAATTTCTCGCGAAATAATTAATCTTTTTTGCCATAATTATACTTCTATTTGTACCGAATCACTTGTTTGGAAAGCTCCGTCAGTAACCGTGTAATCTATTGTAACTAATACATGATGTTCATTCCTAATTTGTCCAGCTTCACCACTATTAAGTGATATCTCATCAACCTTTAGGTTAGGTATGTATTTACTTATAGCCGTCTGTATTTCATTTTTTATTTTACCTTGTACTTCGGTGTCGTTAGGTTCAAATAAATATTGTCTTAAATTAGCACCGTAGTCGGGTAAATATAATCTTTCTCCTTTATTTGTTAGTAGTAAATGTATTAAATCTGACTTGATAGCTCTTTCACTAACATTATTCATAGCCAGAAATTTACCTTTACTGTCGTCTTGGAAGGGGAATTCTATGTTTATAAACTTTTCAGCCATACCTTTTTAATATAAATATCCGTTTTAGAAATTTAATACTAGAATTATAAATGTGTAGGGCATAAAAAACCCCCTTCATTTATGAAGAGGGTTTGTGATGTAGATTTTTTAGTATTAGTCAGTACCATCAGTGTTAACGTCAGACACTTCACTTACTTGTGTAAGGTCAATATCAACTTCACAGTTACCACCTGAACACGCTAACTCACCACTTAAGTCGGTATTATCTTCAATCTCAACGATTTTAGATAAATCAACACTTGTTAGTGATTTCATAAGATTGTTATAAGTTTCTTCGTCACAATCTTCGAATGGTGCTTGTTGGTATGTACCTCCGTTATATGGTAATACTGAAAGACCGTTATACGATTCTCTGTTTTCCCACATCCATTTACCAGCTCTTTCCCACTCATCATCTCTCAATGATACTGTAGCTGATACGTTGTGTGTGTTTTGTCCTGTTCTGTGACCAGGGTTAACCCACTCAGTAGCCACTTTTTTGATTCTTTCTAATAACTCGAATGGTGATTCGTGTCTTAAGATAGAACCTTTAGGTGCTTTTTGTGGTACAGAAATAACAGCTGTGTCATGTGGTCTAAAAACCTCATCCTCAACCAATTCAGGGTGATAGATAGATAAGTAAGTGTAGATAGACTCATTTTTACCTACTCTAATTCTTCTGATATAATAATCATTGTGCCATGCGTGGATTCCTGATGACGTACCTAAAGTTAATGAAGTTGTACCAGCTGGTTTAACAGTTGTTGTACGTGCCGCTTTGTTGATACCGATTAACTCAGCCACTCTAGCGTTCTCTTCTTTAACTAATTCAGCTGCCTGTGTCATGTCGTAGTTTAATACAACACCTGAACCAATACCTGTCATAGATACACCGATAAGTGCGTCTTTTTCAGTAGTTCTTTTCCATACATCTCTTAGGTAATGGAAATCAGTGTATCCAGCCTGTAATGTTCCGATGAATGAAGCTGCTTTAACTCTTTCATTGTAATCTTCTTGTGATTCAATGTTAGAAACGTTAACTTCACATAAATTACAGAATTGGTAAGGTCTTAAAGCGATTTCACAACAAGGGTTAGTTCCCCAATCTTTATCATAAGAGAAATAAATACCAGGTTCACCAGCTCCTGATAACTCAACTCTTTTCCATAAATCCATGAAATATGATTGAGTGATTTTATTTCTTAATAATACAGCTGAGTTGTTAGCTCTACCTCTCTGTGGATTTAATTCCCACCAGTTTCCTGATTTACATGAAATCATTTCATTGTCATCAGCTGAGAATAAAGAGATAAGTGCTGCTCTTCTAATACCACCGGCTAATACAGCGTCAGCTATATAACATACGATATCGTGAGTTTCTAAAGTAGTTAATTTACTACCATCTTTTTTCTCTTTTAAAACGTTCTCAATCTTAACCAAACACTCTCTTAATGGTTTTGGTCCTGGTGCTTTACCACCTGATGTTACTAACATAGCTCCTTTAGGTCTAATGTCAGAATAATCAAATATAGGTGTTGATGTATTTTCACCAAAATAAGATTTCATTAAGACTTTTATAGCGTCAGCCCACCCCTCAATAGAATCACCAATAAGGTATCTTCTAGTTTTGTCAGGATTTGGTTTTCTTATTTCAGGTAATTTATATACGTGATGTTTTTGTACTGAGTACCCTACACCTGTAC